GTGACCCTGACATTTCGCGGTTTCAATTGACGTTTCAGGATCTTCGTTTTTCCGTTGGCATATCGTTGCGTGATAATATCCATTTCAGGAGCGGTAAATCCGTACCGTCCCCTGATTTCAAACCATTTGGTAATGTCAGGTGATGTCAGTGTTACCTGATCCCCTGACGAGTTTATAAAGTAGAGCGGTTCAAAATTAGCCATAAGCCACCTGCTCCTGAATGACACCAAGTACAGCGGACTTCATCTTCTGACGCATGCTCCGTTCGTCATCGTAAATATCGCCATTGATGTTGATGGTGATGCTCCCTTTCGATCCTCTGCCGAGGATTTCTTCCGTTTCATCCGCAGTATGGACATAACTTCGCTGAGTGGCGGTTACCAGTTCAGGACCGAGTTCACCGACAAGGTATGTCGTTCCAGGATTCATCCAACCACCAGCCGCATGACCTCCGCCGAAACCTCCACCGCCCACAGATGCAGATCCGAGTTTATCAAGAGCTCTCACTGCCGCTTCACACGCATTTACAATCTCATTACATGCGGATACAACACCGGATGCATCAACGATCGGGCGGGCATTTATTTTACCGAGCTCCCTCAGCTTTCCGATAACATTTTCAATGACATCCGACATTTTTGAGCTAAGTTCCATGACCGTGCTCACGGCGATGGAAAATCCGCTTTCAATGCTGTGCAGTGCTGTTGTGGCGAGCTTGTCCGCCGCTTCGGCACTGCTCACAATCGCCTTAGCTTTCTTACTGGCATCGTTAACCGTATCATCCGTGACCTGTGTCATATTTTTCGTGGTTGTCGTGATCGCTTTAGATGCAGACGTGTAATTTGATTTTAGCTGTTCGAGGTCAGAGTCAATCTTTTGTCCGCCGAGTTCTATGTCCGTTTTCAAACCTTCCATTGACTTGCTGATCTTCTTCATTGTAGTGTCTGTAGCACCTTCGAATACACCGAAAGCATTAAGCACTTTTTCGAGGAACTTCGGTACTACCATCAATATCCCTTCTGCAATTGCGAGCAGGAGTCTTCCGCCGATCTCAAGCAGTTCAGGTACCATTTCGATCACAGTTTCACCAATCGCAAGGATTAGTTGAGTGATGCTGTCTGTTATAAGATCCATGTTTTCCAATAGACCTTCGACGATGGTCGAAATAATGATGACCGCCGCTTCGAGAATGGTCGGAATATTTTCGGTCACTACAGTGACCAGATAGGTAATCAGATACAGAAAACTGTCAAAAAGTGTTTTTGAATTATCGGACAACCCGGTGACAAGCGCCTCGATGATGTTGATCGCAAGGTTGGCAAGCATCGGGATGATGTCTGTCATCAGGACACTCAGCAGATTCGTCACGATGTCTACCAGATCCGGCAGAATATCGAGTACTGCGGTTTCAATTGATGATAAAAGTTCAGGCAATGAAGAAACCAGTGCATCCACAAGTGATACCGCTGTATCAAGGAGCATTGGCGTCAGTTGAGCCAGAAGATCCGGCAGACGATCCGCTATGATCGGGACGATTCCCTGAATCAGGTCACCTACCCCATATAATGCTTCTTCAATAGACGGAATGACGTTCGTGAGGAATGTTTCAAACGAATTTACGACATTATTGATCGCCTCTTTCAGTCCGACACCGCCTCCTGCAATGGACGTGACCAGATCCTGCCAGCTTGCCTTGACCATTTTCCAAGACCCGGAAATGGTTTCACCAGCTTCTTTCGATGTCGTTCCGGTGATCCCCATTTCTTCCTGAACAATGTGGATCGCTTCGACAATATCTGCAAAAGACATCGCGAGGTTGCCGTTCGCATCTTTTGTCGCAGTGAATGAAGAGTCAAGTTTTTCGGCTTCAAGGACAAGACGTTCCATTTCGGTTTTGGTACCACCGTAACCGAGTTTCAGATTGTCAAGCATAGTGTAGTTCTGCTTCGCGAACCCCTGATAAGCGTTCTGGATAGCCGCCATGTCAGTACCCATTTTATTCGCGTTATCCGCCATGTCAATGATTGCCTGATTGGACAATTCAGCGGCAGTTGCAGTGTCACCACCGAGTGACGAGATCATGGAAGCTGAAAAGCTGGTGATCTGCTCCATGTATTGGTTCGCGGAGATCCCAGCGTTTTTGTAGGCTTCGACGGCGTAATCCTCAACGATGCCCGCGGAATCCTTGAACATCGTCTCAACTCCGCCGATCAGCTGCTGATAGTTGGCGTAGGATTCGACTGCCTGATGCACGAGAGATCCGACCGCGGTCGCCGCACCTGCTACAGCAGTACCGACAGCAGCGGTAACAGCTCCAAGTGATGAGCCGATACCTGATAGGATCGAAGTAAATCCGTCCGCCTTGCTTTTGGCGTTATCGAGTCCTTCGTCATAGCCCTTGCTGTCAAGCGTTAGTTTTGCATAGAGGTCAAATACATCCATCAGATAAGCTCCAGACCAGCCCGCGTAACAATATCTGAGACAATCTCCTCACCGCTTTTTTCTTCTTTTTTCGTAGGATGGACAATGTCATAATATCTTGCCTTCAGCGCTGATCCACCTGCAAATTTCGCGGTATTTTCTGTCAGAAGTCGAAGCGAATCTGTTACATAAATCCAGTAGGCTTCTTCCCGTTGCTCTTTGTTGTATTCAGAGACAATGAGCCGGATCAGGACTCCGGCTCTGAATGCTCTGCATTTACTGAGGACTCGGTAGGCTGTTTCTGATCCTCCCGGTTCACCGCAGATAAAAAAAGGCTCAGAAAATCCTGATCCCGTGACAGTTCAACGGCGCCACGAATAATATCAGTCATGCTCAAATCTTCCGGTTTATTACCGTTGAGAGCGCAGAGAATCGCAAGAACGTCAGTTTTATGCGTTTTCAAAAGGTTCGGGATCTTCTCTTTGAAATCCCGGACGCCCATTTCCCTGTCTGTCTCACCGTCTTTTTTTTCTGCGCGAAATAACTGTAGGTTATGTTGATCCTCAACGATATTCGTTATCGGAGCGATCAGATCCGCTATTACTTCAACAGCGCGTTCTCCTTTGAGTTCACTCAGCTTCATTTAAGCTCCTTTTCAGGTAATTAAGCGCTCGGTTCGGCAGTACCGGCCTTGATATAAAATTCCATCGGAACCACGCTCTGGGAACTGATGGAAACGTGCCCCGTAAATTCGACGCTGAACTGGCCTTTTTCCTTGTCGGACGTACTCATGGAGAATCCGCCAGTGGAAAGTGCATTCAGCAGATGGATCGCAACGAAACCGCCATTCGTGCTGCCGTTCTTGTCGGAATAATCCCCGACGAACCAGATGTCCCCAAAGTCGCTCGCCAGCAGATCTACGCGTGGTGTGACCTTCGTTGTGTCGGTACTGCCGATGTCAGCCGCACCGAGCATCAGTTTTGCCAGGGTAGTACTGACCGTGACGAATGTCCCGGAGATCTTGCACTCCCAGTTATCCAGCTTTTTGAGTTCCTTCATGTTCTTCGGACAGTTATCAACATTGTCACCGAAGTCGATAAAAGACGGGACACAGGAAACGTTGATCCCACCAGTCGTTGCGCCGAGGATGTTAGCAGTAGTCAAAACACCAGTAGACGGAACGAATCCAGTAGAACCACTTACCAAAATCCCGGCATTAAGCTGTAATGTACTAAAAGTATCAGCAGGAATCTGTGTAAATTTCATATATGCTCCTAATCAGCGGAAATAAATTCCGCAACTATGTTTATAAAAATTCGCCTGACCATATCATTTGAGTCAGGTATTCTCTGTGCAAACGGGCTTCCTCTTTTGATCCAGATAGCACCGCCGTCTATCGGGATCATGTAGCCTCCCCTTCCGATTTTGGTCGTGATCTCTGCCAGCTTTGTCGTGATCGCCGCCCAAGATGTCCCATAGTACCAGATCGAGGCGCTCATCGCGACAAAGTCACCGAGATTTCCGACTACTGCATCATAGGTAATGTATGGATAAGACGGACGATCATCGCCGCTTGGAACGGTGTTCTCGTCATAAGCCGGAATCCCGAAGGAAGACCAGAACGATTGCAGAGCCTGAAACTTATCCATTTGAAGGCAAAGTAAATTCTTCAGCAGTCACTTGTCGCATATCAATGGAAGCTGAATTTGGCGTATATTTATCGTCACCATCTGACGTTACACGGAAAATCTTTTTGTCACGCTCACGTCTAAAAACATCGTGATATTCAAGAGTCATACTTTTTTTTGTTGTTACTGTGTAAAGACTTGAAACTCCATTTGCTTCAGCTTGCCGAGCTTGAATAGACGTATCAAAAATGATAGCCGCCTCAAAATCCACACCTTCTGCCCATGTTGTTGTATAACCACCATATCCGTCGCTTACAACAGTCTTATTGAGCATTACACATGATTCAAATGACTCAGTCAAAAGTGACATTATTTGATCTTCCTCCACTTGTTCAAGCGGGCACTATATGCGTTTTGCCACGTTCCAAATAATGACGATGTTCCGGTTGAACTCCCGCTACCACTTTTCGAATACGAATATCCACCAAATGATTCAGCGTTATATGGTGACATAGCGGGACTGGCAACCGTCTGATATTTTTCACGCCACTCGTCGATCTCATCCGCGAGGGCGATGACTGGAGAAGGGATAGCCATCGCCCATACCGCGCCGTCAAATATTTCATCTGCTAACCCATTAGCAGGATACTGATAGACACCATCATTGAAAACGCTGCCAACGATCCTGAAATACTGACCTGTCTGGATTCCAATTTCTGAAAGATCAAGCGCACCATTTTCGATAGTAAACTCACCGAAATAATGTCGCTTTGTCCCATCTTTCGGATTCTCATCAAACCAGTTGTTCAGTTCGTGACAGAGTTCTTCAAGCATCATTTTTCTTCTTCCGTCCTCGTCTCTTCGGCTCTTCTACAACTGCTCCTACTACTTCTTGTACTACTGGAACCTGTTCTTGTACTACTTCTTGTACAACTGGTTTCGGTTCTTCAATACGCTCAATAAGCGGAGTGTGAAGCAGATTATTACCAGTCAGCAACGAATCTACACGTTCTTTGGAAGGTGAGTACCCCTTTCGAGGATACTCATCTCCCTTATTGTAGATATGGTTACAATCCTGTAAATCCGAGAAGGTAACAATAACTTTATATTTCATTTTTTATGCTCCCGGTGCCATTGTAACTGTCACCGTGTATTCAGTTTCTCCGCCATACTCAGATACTGTGATCGTCAGTGTATTCTCACCTTCAGACCATGTAGCATTTCCTCCATTGGTCACCGGAGTGTCTCCGAGAAGGATTGCGATTTCCGCATCTGCATCAGTCGCTGTGGCAGTAACCTTATCAGCTTCATTCGTCGTGTTGGCTGTGTACTCCGTTACATTACTTGAGAATGTTGGAGTGAGTGTAACCGACCCAATCGCCAGCCTCGAAAGGGTCGTTATCCTTTTACCACCACGTCCACGGAAGAGCTGGACGCAACAACCTGACCTGCGGCGTTGGTGGCAACCATAGTCATCTTATGACCAGAGGTGAAGCCAGTAACATTATCAGCAACGCCATTGACCATAGTGAGCTTCGTCCAACCTGCCGGGATAGCGGCGCCGTAGTCAGGAGCGGTCGGAGCAGTACCGGACTCGGCTTTCGCGTAAAACACCCAGTCAGCCGGGATGGTTTCAGGAGCAGTAACGGTCAGCTTCGTCCCGCCAGTGGCAGTGGTGGCAGCGCCGGAAGTGAAAGTAATAGAAGCCATAGACCCCTTGTAGTTGACGTTGGCGATACCATCGAGATATTCCGCCATAAGGGTCATACCCATCAGCGCGAAGGATTCGGAAACGGCAGTCTTGTAATCACCCTGAGTATGGAAACCGATGAGGTTGGTTTCACCGTCAGTCGTATAAGCAAGACCAGCTTTCGCGAAGTCGCTGTCATCCGGGGAGACATAATAAAGGATCATGTTTTCAACCGGAGTCGCGAGAACGATACCACGAGCAACTTCAGAATCAGTGCACAGGAACAAGCGGCGATAACCGAGGAAATTCTCGATGTAGTTCATGCCAAATTCGGACTGAACAGTGATGTTTGCCGCACCCAGATAGTCATAAGCGTCGAGAATGTTGCAGAAACCAACGATTTCTGTAATACCCTTGTGCATAGCCTTCCACTTATTGCGAACCTGACCCTGAGCTTCAGCAAGAGCTGCCTGAAAAGTAGTCTTTACAGAAGTCAGAGTACCAGTGTTCACGAAGCTGTAGAAACGCCCAGTGACGTTATTCTGAAGCTCGAACAGGAACTGATCGTCAGTCAGACCAACTGCATCTTCATAACCGTGTTCATTGATCGCTTCAATAGAAACTGCTTTTGCGTACTTTTCGACATTGATAGTCGCGTAATCCTTAGTCGCAACAGTAGCCTGAGAATACGGAATCTCATTACCTTCAGCAACGGAACCGCTCTGAAGAGTTACGGATGCGTACTTGGATTTCAGGACAGTACCCGGAGTCTTTCGGATCGTCCGCATAACCCCCATAATGTCCTGTAAATGCTGCCAGTTATTGGCGAAGCGAGATACAAAATCCACCTCACGAGCGGTGGTATCAATATGCTGAGATTTAGTAAGCCTATCTTTTGCCATTTCTTACCTCATAAACTAATAACCGAAAAGTTCATGATTCTCAGAAATCGCCTGTTGTCGTTCATCCCGATTTTTGATGTTCATGATCTCTTCTTTTGTGCTGTACTTCTTTCCACCATTATTCTCCGGTGGTGTGGATGTATCTGCACCTTTAGCACCTTCCGACTGAATGTAATCACCCCAGTCTTCTTTGATGCTCTTTCGCAGATTGCTTGCGTCCTTGATCTTGCCGTCTTCGTCAAGCTCAATGTCAGCAACGCCCATCCACTTCAAAACCTGCTTGGAACCCTTATCGGACATTTTCATGTCTGTCAGCAGTTCTTTCAGTGCTGATTCCTTTGCAGCTCTCGTAGCTTTGGCTTCCTGCTCGGCTTTGTAATCGTCAAACTCCTTTTTGAGTTTGTCGTAGTCTTTCCCTTCGCGTTCCTTCGCGTCGGTTTCGACCTGCTTTTTCAGATCTTCCAGTTCCTTCCGGGTATCGGCGAGTTCTTTCGCTTTCGCGTCCACGTCATTTTTCCCGTTGTCAATCTGCTCCTTGTACTTATCCCTTTCGGCTTTAATACCCTCAAGTGAATCAGTGTGAGCTTCAATGATTTGATCGATTTTGTCCGCTTCAATACCCAATGCGGATAGATACTTTCTGGACAGCGCCATTTTCTATTCTCCTGTTCTTCGGATTGTTGGAATTTCCCAGTTCTTCGGGTGATTGGATCATTTTCGTGACGTCACGCAAATGATAAACAAAAAAGGCGCGCCGCAATACTTCGCGGACACGCCTTATAAGGGTCAATGCCTTATCACTTTGTATTATACACGATTTTTTATTTTTATCAATATGCAGATTTATGAAACCTTATCATTCTGCTGATACTTTCTGAAATCGACTTCCGTAACTCTTCATCAGAAATATCACACACAATCGGAGACACCACCAAACGCGGTTCTCCAGTCATTAGCTCGACATCCTTTGAATAATCAGGATCAGGAAATGGAGTGCAGTGAGTACAACAGTCATCGCCGATTATATGTT